GTCTATTTTTTCTTGCATTTTTCTAGTTTGTTCATCAGAATAATCTGATAATTTATTTGAAGTATTATCTACAAATTCTTTTGCTCCTTTTGTAAATTTGTTGTCTTTTGGTTCTTGTAAAGTCTCTTTTTTCATCTTATTTAATTCAGGAAAATATTTTTCATCAACTTTGTTTAATACTTCCATATGATCGTTAGTAAATGGGTTGTGTTTTACTAAATAATTTGCAGCATCACTTAAACCTTTTTTAATGCTATCTCCTAGTACTGATACTGCTTTTACACCATCTGAGCTATTTGCAGTTATTTCTGTATTTAAACTATTTAATTCGTTCTCTATTTCTTTTATTCTTGCTTCTTTTGCTGCATATTTTTCAGGTGCTAAATATTTACCTTGTCCTCCTACATTTTCTAACCATTGATTTATTTCTGCTTTTTCTCTTTCTAATTGATATCTGGTATCTTTTAATTGTGTTAGTTTTTCTTTTTTCTCTTCTTTCTCTTTTCTTTGTATATATGTATCACTTTTTACATATTCATTTGCTTTATTTTGGAAAGTTCCTGTTATATCCCTATATATTTTTTGATTTGCTGGAGGTAATAAAATGTTTTTTGTAGCATTAGTTGTATTGTTTTCTTGGTTCGTATTTGCTTTCATAAACTCATCTGCACTAAACTTATTTGCATTATTCAGATTTAAATCTGTTTGCCTTAATCCTGCCATCGTTCTTGTCATACTTGTTTTTGAAAAGGAGCTTTCTTTTACTGGTGCAATTTTTTTCGCTGTTTGATTTGAAGTTGTTTTCTTTATTGAACTTTCTTTCACAACATTCCCTGCATCATCTATTATATAGTTTTCCCCTTTATTCTTTTTTTGTTTAACTAACTTACCATCTTTTAAAACATAATTTGCCATGTACTTCAATCCTTTCCATACCTAACATTTTATATATTTGTTATACCTTCCATCCCAATAATATCTTGTACCATCAGGTGTCTTCCAAATATTTTGTGTTACTGTTTTAGAAACTCCATTTAATGTTTTAGTGTTAAATGTTATAGTATCACCTGTTTTTGATAATTTCTTACCATTTACATTGTTAGGTTGATATCCATTACTAAATGTTCCATACTGAGCATCTTTGTTGAGATTTCCTTGGTAATAATCAGTATTTACTTGATATGTTTTTGCACTTCCACCATTACTTAAACTTGTTCCACCACTATAACTTCCACCGCTGCTATAACTTCTTGATGCTGCTGCCTTAGATAAAGCATATTCTTTTTCCCAATTAGCCTGTTCTTGTGCTGCTTGTTGTTTTTGGAATGCTAATGTTTCATTATATTGTCTTGCTTCTTCTGCAAGTGCCATTTCAGTATTTATTTGATTTAATACATCTTGATATTTAGCGTAATATGTATCTTCTACCTTATTTATTGCATCTGCTTGTTGCATTAACAATGTATTTTTATATTGGAATCCTTCCAACGATAATTCTAATTGAGTTTGTAGTGCATTATATGCAATTTCTGCCATAGCACTATTATTTGCTAATTGTGCCTCTTTAATAGCATTATCATAATTCAATACAGCTTGGTTATAACTTTCTCTTGCACTAGCATATCTATTTTGGTATGTATTATACATACTTACTTTTGAACTCTCGCTATATCCACTATTTATTAAACCACTAGATGCCATTTGTTCTGCATTTGCTCCATACTGATTTGTTTGTTTTTGATAATCTGCATATGCTCCTTTTTGTTCTTTTACATAGTCTTTTTGTGCTTTATCTTTTTGCTGTTCTATTTTACCTATTGCAAAATCAGTATTTGCTTGTTGTATTTCCTGTTGCTTTTCAGCCCATTCTTTACTAGCATCTATTTGTGATTGAAAATATGAATCACTCTGATTTACCATTTGACCATATAAATCTTTTGTTTCGGTTATCTTATCTTGTTTTTGAGTTTCTACTTCTTTAAATCTCTCATCATCATAATTAACTGTATAATTATTACTTGCCATTATTTCACTCCCCCCATTATCGTTTTACATATGCTCCTACATAGCTTTCTAGTGTACTTGAATATAAATAAAATGGTTTTAATGAACTAAATTTTAATTGTATATCTTTCCATTTTTTCATTTTTACTCTTGGTACTACATAACCTTTTGTATTTTCATATGTATCTATTGTTTCAAAATCGTTATTATCTGTTTTTACTGATAAAGTAATTTTTTCACCTTTTATATCTACCACACAACCTTTTTTATTTGTTGTTTTTTGGTAATGCGGATATTTAAATTCATCTTTACATGTTGTCCAATATGCTTCAACTTCTCTTGTGTCTAGATTATTTGTTAGTTTGTATATACCTTCTGATGTACCTAAATAAAGAACATTATCTTTTACTCTTGTACAAGTTATTTCCTTTGCTAATTCCCAATAGTACCATTCATATTCCCAATGATCTTCTATTGTAGATTTCTGCCTACTATCCGCTAAATAAATCTTATTTCCTATTATAACTAGCAAATATCCTTCATATTCTTCTAACAACATATTTTTATATTCAGATTCATTTAATAATTTAGCATCAACTAACGAACTTCTATGTGATAATAATTGTTCTGTTGTAATATCTCCTGATATAGCTTCCATACCTCTATCACTGAAAAATACTATATCATCATTAAAATTTATCGCTCCCGCATTACATCCTATTGCAATACTAGAATGAGTACTAGGATATACTTTTCCTGCTTCACTATCTATTGTTGGATTATGATAGAATACAGTTGTATTTGCTTGTGATGGTTCCTTAAATACCCATAAAGCATTATTTCCTGCTACCATTTGTTTTACTGGTGATAAATCTAGTCCTTCATTATAATAGTCTAAATCGCTTACATACCTAGGATTATTTAAGGCACAATTAAATATTGTGTTAGGATAATCTTTATTTCCACTAAAAAATACCCTATTATCAAATACTGTTAATAAGGTACATTTATCTATTCTATCTCTATAACCTGATATAGTTTTTCTATATGTTATTACTACATTATCTTGTCCTGCTGTATTAGGTTCTTCTGGTGCACTATTAAATGTTATTTCGCCTCTTGTAATATTTACTTCATAATCAGTTTTCAACGTTTTTAATTCATCATTTACAAGAACTATTATTTCAAAATCTGAATCTATATTTTCTGAATCTAATTTATATATTGTACTTGTTCCATCAGCACAAAATGAATTTTTTCTTATTCCTGTTAGTAAGTTTACATCTTCATATATAGTTCCACCACCTGATGGACTTCTGCTGATGCTAGTTGTTGGTATATAACCTACTACTGGTTGACATGTTTCTCCATCATACTCCAAGTAATTTATACCATCTTTAATATATAATATATTGTTATATACAAAGAACTGACTTTTTGCAGGTTTCATACCTGTAAATATTTCTGTATCATTATCATATAGTTTTGTTCCACAATGAACTATTGTATGTTGAATTGAATCTATTTCATAAAAAAAGAGCCCAAATACAGTATTGCTATATAGTTTCAGCAATTCTATATCAGGGCGAGTTTCTATACATTTTCCTAAACTATTTTTATAATTTTTCCATATGTTTAAAGCATCAGGACTTCTTTCTAGTGCTACTTCATCATTACTAAAATCTATACCTCTAAAATTAGCATAATTTCTAGTAATTAAACTTCCACTTATAGAACTCATAAGTCAACACCACCTTCTATTACTACTGAGCCCAACGAATGTCTTGGGTCTAATTGTTGTAACATCTCTTTATATCTATTTGCATATACTGCACCATAATTGTTTGATACATCGCTTTTTAAAACATCTGCTGCAACACCATAAGGCAATATTCCAAGAACATCTATACTTAATTCAAACACATGTGAATCTTGTGTATCAGCATTTATCTGAGTAGGATATTTATAATAGAATATTTCTGCTGTTCCTTTGTCTTTAAACATAATCAAATTATCTATTATTTCACACTTAACACCTCTAACTATTCTTAATTGATAAAAATCATCTATTGTATCAGTAAGTAATTCTTTATTATCTTCTGTTACTTCAATAATTTTTCTAGCTGGTATCTTCTTATGTCTAGAAAGTTCATTTTGTATTTGATTTATAACATAATTTAATTTTGCTGCTATATCAGGATCTCTTGTCAATGATTTCTCGCTTGTATCTATTTCTTCAATTAATGATAGAATTTCTTTCTTGATATCGCCTAATGTCATGACTATACCTCCCTTATACAATTTAATTCATCTGCTGCTTCTGCTATTGTAACAAAATCTTCTACTGGTTTTATATAACCTCTTTGTTCGCTTTCAAACAACAAAACATCTCCTTCTTGTAATTTTATTGTTGTATCGTAAGTACTTTTAAATCCTTCGCCTACTACTTTTGTAATAGAATGTAATACTAAGTTTCTAACTTCTTGTCTTACATGTTTGTTTTCGTATTTAAACTTGGTTTTTTTCGTTACCTTGATTCCTGGATACATATCCAAACTTGGTTTTTTAATAAATCTAATATATTTCATAAAATCCTCCTTACACGTTTACTGGAATTGCACCAGTTAATCTTTTAACGTGATATGTAAAAGGGAGCTGTTACACTCCCTATAAATTATTCTTGTTCGCCTGGATCTTCAACAGATTCTATACTACCATCTTCATGAGTTTCTTCTGATTCTGGTTTTTGTGTAGGTTCTTCTACTTTTTCATCTTTCTTTTTAGCACTTTTTGGACTATTTGTCTTTTTAGTGTCTTTTGCTGGTGTTTTAGGTTCTTTTGTTTCAAGTTCTTTTTCTTCCCTAGAAACAACTGCGATTAAATAGTTTTTAACTGCTTTAATCTCGTTTACCCTTTCATCAGTAAGGTTTTCTATAAATTCACCTACTTTATATTCTTTTCCAGTATATCTATCTGTGAATGACTCGTTTACTATTACTTTGTTATAAAACATATAATGTTATCCCCTTTCCTTAGGCTGTTACAGTTAATGGAATTTTTACAACTTGGATACGAGCTTCATCAATAACCTTAGCACCAAATACATCTAGTCCTCTTATGATATCTTTGAATCTCTTTTCAGCTCTTAAAGCTTCAACTTTGTCTATTTGACCAACAAAAGCTATTGCTTTTCTACCTCTTATATCGCAATAAGCATGAGTTGAATCTTTTGCCATATTATTTGACATGATTACATCAAAGTCATCATATGTTCCAACTTTACCTTTTTTAATATAAGATGGGTTATCAGTTGATAATGTTATTAATTTATTTTTAAATACATTATAAACTGCTGGTGTTATTTCTATTACACCATCTTCATCAAAGTTTCTTTCTCTTAATGCTACTATACCAGCATCTATTGCTGCTTTAACTGCATCCTCAGTTAAGTTTGTTCCAACTGTTACATTACTTGTAACACCTTTTATTAAATTAGCAACATATGTATCTCTCTTTACAGCTAGACCATGTACTGCTTTTGCTTGATATCTTTCTTTTAATCCAGGTACAGATTGTGCTTGGTTAACATCATCAACATAAAAAGCAAAGTAATTTGCTTGGTCTATTGATAATATTTGACCTTTATCTGTCATTTCCTCGATTTCAATATCCTTAGAGCTATCGTATGTTCCTATTGTTGGATCACCTACTCCTAAGATTTTTACTGAACCTGCATGTTTGATATCGCCTTCATATTCTCTTGTACAGTTATCTACTAACTTACATTTTAATTCTAGGTCATCTTGTATTGCTTTTGACCAAATTGATTGAATGAAATTTGTTACTGCCATATTATTTCCTCCTATTATTCCAATAGGATTTAGTTAACTACTTCCAACTATAACTAGATTTCACTACTGCTTTATATAACTCTGGATTTTTATCAAAGTCTTGCTTAGTGAATTTAAGAGCTTCTTCTCTTGTGTAAAACTCTTTTATTTCGCTAGTTTTTTTGGTGTCGCCTTTCATACTTCCTATTGGGTCCACTTTTGGCTTTGGATTAAATTTTGAATACATATTGTATTTTTCTGTAAGTGATAAGTTCGGATTTAACTTACTAGCAAACTCTTTGAATTTACTATCTTCAAGTATTTCCTTACCTATACCCAGCTTAGAAAGTTCAAGAGTTTCTTCATGAACTTTTCTTTCTTCTGCTAGTTTTTTAAATACTAGCTTTTCTCTTGGTGTCATATTATTAACACCTTTTGCTGCTAACTTATCAACCTCTTCAACTATATCTTCATAACCTGAATTTATAATGTCTAAGGCTTCTGCATTAGCAATAAGTTCTAAATCTCTTTGCGAGTATCTAGGTTGTTCAGGAATATTTACTCCCTGTTCTTTATAGAAGTCTGTTAATTTCTTTGTTGCTTCTTCTAGGTTATTTGTACCTAGTCCAGCATTTAACACTTCTTCTATACGAGAATATTTTGCTTTTTCGCCTTCATATTCTCTTCTTATTTTTGATTTTGCTTTCTCTATCTTCCTTGGCATTATTTCATCTATTTTTTTATTTACCAAGTCATCTAGTTCAGCTTGTGTATATAGCTTTTCTTCTGCAACACCATCGTTTGTTGTTGCTTCTGAATTTGCTTTTACACCTTCAACAAGTTCTTCTGTTGCTT